GTTATCTCACAACCTAATTTTGTTACATGACCTAAGTAAATATTATTATGGTCTGTACAATTACGGAAATATATTTGAATCAACTTATTATATATAGATTGTTGATTCTCCTTAAGATCAATAATATGATAATACGGATCTTCATCGTAATTAAAATCAGGTATATGCGTGATAACATCTTTATATTTAATAAAGGGCTTAGTACCACAGATTTCTTTCATTGTATTATTTACAAGCGAATGTATCTCCCATTCTGGATCATTATTATAATGACTAATATTTACATTGTCATAGTTAGAATATAATCTTCCTGCTATAACTTTATCATATAATGTTAATTGATCCTCTTTATTAATATCAAGGCCTAGACCTGTAAGCCATCTTGGTAAAAACCAAGAAATGCCTGAAAGTCTGGGATCATGGAGATGTTTTTTATGTTTATTTATAAATAAATCTGTAAGTGGTATATATAAGTCATTTTCTTCACTTTTGAAATCGGCAACAAATTCGGTATGAATAGGGCCGCAAGTAGAAACAAACTGCTGGAAACTTAGATCAGTTACTTGTTCAGAAGATCTTTGAAGACATTTTAGAAGTCCAAAATTAATAAAAGGTACCTGTTTGAATTTATTGTACATATCAGTATCTTCATTAATTCTTAGGAAAGTACGTGAGTTCATTTCAATAAACTCATCTGTATAAAAAGTCTTTCCTACACTATTTTTAAGACCAACACATCGTAGACATTGTTCCCATAATTCAAAATTATCTAAAGGGAAACAACAGTCATCACCGTTAATATAGGCTTTAAAGTCCTTAATATTAATGTTCTTAGATTGATCGAGTTCACAAACATACCTACACATGGATGCGTTTATTACACATAATGTTACAAAGGATAAAACCTTTCCCATGGGTTGTCCGTCTATTTGAACACCTTCTAAAATTTCATTTTTTGATATAAATCCTGTCACTTTATTATTTAAAAGACTTCTTTTTGCAAGTCGTGACATATTAGGATAATCATCAGTAATACCTGTCTGATCCATGATACAACTTATAGTAAACTTTGAAAATTCACCATATATTTCATTCGTTGCGTTATCATAGTCACCACTTAAGAATTTCTGCAAAAGTGGCATTTCAGAGAACATTGTATTAATCATATCTTCAGTAAGATCCCCTTTAGTTGGGGCAAAGCAATTTGTATTGAGTAGTTGTTTGGCTAGTTGTTTTTGTATAGACTTAAGAAGGTAATTTTCTAACGCATTACCTTTAGAGATCCCTCGAGTCTTAAGAGCTTCCGCTAAAGCGAGAAGAATAATCTCTGGTTCCTCAGTTAAAGCAAATTGTGCTAACTGTTCGATCTCCACATCACTCATTAAAG